GCTGCCAATTTCCATTTACCTACCCATGACTCATCATCAACATTGGGTATAGTTTTTCCATCTGTGCTGGCTACTGCTAATCCTAAACGGTAAAGAGTATAATCGCCGTTCCATTTTTTAGCATCAGAAAATTTATTCATGCCACGTTGGGCCAGTCGCTGTCTATCCTTTAATTTTCCGGCTTGTTCTAGCACTATTTCTTTAATTTTCATTATCCAATTACCCAGGTTAGAGGCATACTCCCGTCCACATAATCTTTCAATTGCTGTTCTAGTGCATCCATTTCAGATTGCGCTTCTGATTTTAAACTTGCACCATTTAGTTGTGTTCCGCCTTGAGGTCCAGCAATGCTGGCAAACTTTTCTCTTGCTTCTCCTAGTATACGTTTAGCAAAGCTGTAAGCATACTCTTGGATCCACGGAAATGCCTGGAAGTCATTTAGTAGCATACTGTCTGGCTTGTAATTATACAAGTGCAATAATACATCTTCCATTTGTTCTTCTTGTTGATTTGCGCCGGCGTACGGAATTTTACGTATCAACGTTAGTTTTTTTGTTGTCTTATTGAAATAAAAATTCAAATAGCCACCAAACATTTTCATTGACATTTTTTGATAATCAACAAAAAGTTCATAGCTCAGTAGTCCACCAACACGACCCGCTACCAACATATATGTATTCAAATATCCTGAGCTGAATGGCTCAAATTGGCTTGCTGTTGTGCCAGTTACGCTACCAATACCGCGACGGTATGCTGCCCTAACTTCCATTACTTCGTTGGGCAGTATGTATTCTTGTGTTTCTGGTTTAAGCTTTAAGAAAGCGTAGGATTCTTCTTGACTGTTGCTAGCTCGCTGACGATATTTAAGCAGGGCCTGTTTAATAGCTAGCTCGTAGTGTTCTTTATCTAACTCAACGTCAACAATCCCATCTGCTAGACGCAAGCGGATATAGTCAGTGATTTCTGTGCGCTTGTTGTTTACAGACTCAAGGTCTGGTGCTGCAATTGATCCTAAATCTTCATTGGGATCGTAAGCAATATGCCCGGTGCCTGTGCCAGTACCTGGGTTGTAAAGACTGTCTGTGATCATTACGCCATTGGCGTAAAAATTAGTTGTATCTGCTGTAGCCATTTGGGTGTCCTAGTATTGTATTTACCAGGACACCCATTACTCAGTTGATTCGAAGCAGAATCATATCTGCGTTGATTCTGCCGTTGCCTATTGTTTCGGTAGCTTTGATTTCCTCTAAGAATTTGCGTAGCTGTACTTTACTGGCCTTAGCAAACTCTTTGAGTTTTTCTTCGGGCTTGCGTAGAGTCTTGCCCACGCTCTTTGTTTCATCAAATCCAGTCAAGCTAGTACCCTTAACACCCAACGGTCCATGCAGGCTGTCAGCAATGTACTTGTACAGTTTACGAGTTTTGGTATTGTACGCCCAAAGCTCTTGTGCTCCGACGATGTCCACAGGATTGACAGATACCAACTTCAGTGTCTTTTCTTCCTTCATGTACTTGAGCTTGGCTACTAGCTTTTCTTTGCTTGGGCTCTTTTTAACACGAGCTTTTTTGGTTGCTTTTTTGACATTACGATACTGATCAAGTGCATCCAAAATGCTTTGGATAAAAGCATGATGGCGCTTGAAGTCTGCTGCTTTGTAATACTTATAAGCTTCTACCACTTGCTCATCAAGCTTACCCAATGCTTCGCCCAGCTCGGTTTTACGGCGCATAAACAGATCTTCAAACTTTTTAATCTGGCTTTGTGGTACGGTGTTGGACACCAGATAGTCATACGCTTTAGGATCAACTGTGCCACCCAAAACTACTTCGTCATACAAGCCTTCAAAATGTGCAAGATGCTCGCTGGTTTTTTCGTTCAAGCGATCTTGAATTGTTGGCGCTTTAACTACCGGTATTGGTTCTGGAGATTTTGCACCAGTTGCGGTTTCTACCGGCTCAGCATCTGCTGAGTTAATTGCATTGTGTATTTGCTGTTTAAAATAGTTTAATTCTTTTTCACGAAACGGCATGCCCTGCTTGTGCGACATAAGAAGGCTGTATGCTGTCATTGGCATAGCGCGGTCAGGGCTGCGAATAAAAGCACTAACATCTGCTTTGCTGTATTTTTGTTCTTGCATCCAGCTTACTGCATGCTTCTTGAGATCTTTTTGGGTGTAGAAGTAATTGTAATAGAAAAAACCTTTACGCAAGAAGTGATCAAATTCTGCTTGCGTCATTTTTAGGGCACGTTCTGTGTCCCAGACTGGTTCACCACCTGTGTACTTTTCGTCTGTAAACAATGGGTCTCTAGTTTTTTTGGGTGCTTTTTTGGGTGCTTTAACGCTTTGTGCTGTAGCCATACGGATAGCTCCTTGTACTGTGCAAAATGCTATTATACTATTCTTCGGGTTTTTCGTCAAGCAGTGTTGCAAACATGAGCCAAGATTGCAATTCTTGCAACTCTTGTTGCACTTTTGCTAACTGTTCGTCGTACTTGGTACTACGTCCAAATCTGCGTCTGTCCACGTCCAATTTACTGAGCTCTGTAATACTTTGTAATACATTTTTATACATTCGTTCAAGTTGGCGCTTGTGCTGCAAATTGTACAATGCCCACAACGAACGCTTGATTTGTGTTTCAATTGCGTTCCAATCTTGCATTGAATTAAATTCGCTCATAACGTATTGTACTGTATAACCTAATTTATGTCAAAGTGGACCGCCGCTAAATATAAAATAACAGGATACAATTGTGCCAAGATTATCACTTTGGAAAGACGGACGTCACAGCAACGACTACAAATTCTTTGATCGCAGAATAAGCGAAATGTTTACTCTTGGCGGAACTGGTATTTTGGTACACAAGTACCTTGGTACAAACGAACAAAATACAGTAAAAACCACAACTGTGTCGCAGGGCAATGTTGGACCAACATTGACATTTAGTACAACCGGGGATGTGCTATTAGGCAATTATGTAGTAGGCACCGGTATCGCTGCTAACACTACAGTAATAGCCAAGACAGCAAATACTGTCACTTTAAGCTCAAATACCACTGCTGCACTATCAAGCAATTCTACTGTAAAATTTTACGAAAGCGCAAGCAAACCAAGTTATATCAATCAAAGCGCACAAAACATACAAGACTTGTTTTTCTTGGAAAACAGAGACAGAAAATATGACCCAGATGTTTATGTCATGCGTGGCATTTATCAGACTCAGGACGTCACATTTGATCTAAGCCAGTTTGGTATGTTCTTGCAAACTGGCACTTTGTTTATGGTTTTCCATATCAATGACATGATAGCAACAATAGGCCGTAAACTAATGTCTGGCGATGTAATTGAACTCATGCATTTGAAAGATTACAATCCGTTAGATGATAGCCTACCTGTTGCGCTAAAAAGATTTTATGTTGTAAGCGATTGCAACAATGCATCAGAAGGATTTAGTCCCACTTGGTGGCCGCACCTGTGGCGAGTTAAAATTAATCCGTTAACAGACAGCCAAGAATACAAAGACATACTCAATCAAATCAAGGTTGATGCGCCCGAAGGCGATCCCACTGCTGGTAATATCACATTGGGATCTGTTTCCGGCATTATCAGCAAATATCAAACTATCAACGACGCTATTCTCAAAGAAGCCGAATCTAATGTTCCTTACAGCGGGTATGATACCAGTCACTTGTACATCAAGTCAAAAACTGTCTTCGAAGAGCCCGGAGATCCAATTGGCATTACCACCGATAGCGGAGCTGTCACTGGCGATACTGCGGTCATTGGCGCCGACGCCGGCATATTGTCGCCCGATGATGTTGTTCGAGGCTATTTGACCGGAGATGGCGGACCACCTAATGGACTACCTATAACCTCTGGTATATCATTTCCAACATCGCCCAAGACCGGGGACTACGCTCTACGCACAGACTACTTACCTAATAGGCTGTTTAGATGGGACGGACGTCGTTGGGTCAAGATAGAAGACAATGTAAGAACTACTCTTACTTTAGGAGCAGACAATCGAACTCAGCGTAGCAGTTTTGTTAATAACACCGATACCTATGTAAACAATTCCGGCAACGTGACAATACGTCAAAGTTTAAGCCAAGCACTAAGACCCAAGGCAGATAATTAATGAGTCAACAATTTTTTTATGACGGTCAAATAAGACGATTCCTGGTACAATTCATGCGAATTGTTAGCGGAATTGATGTGGAATTTGGTAAAAATAGTCAAGGAGTTCGATCTT